TTTCGGGCATGGTGACTACGACATTTCCAATGCCGGCCACATCCGCTCAAACGCGCTTCTGAACGCTGCACAAGCTCCAACCTTCGGAAGTGGAAGAGTATCAATCAATGTGAAGCACAGGGAGTTCCTGGGCGACGTGATCAGTTCGAGCACGGCCGGTGCATTCAACATCAAGAGCTACGCCATTAACCCTGGTTTAGTTGCTAGTTTTCCATGGCTGTCCGACGTGGTTGGCCCTTCGTTCCAACAGTACCGGATCAACGGAATGACCTTTGAATTCCGCAGCATGTCTAGCGATGCGCTGAACAGCACTAACACAGCATTAGGGTCAGTGGTCATGGCCACCGACTACGACAGCAGAGACGTCGTATTTGCCAGCAAGCAGCAAATGGAGAACAGTGAGTTCGGAGTGTCGTGTAAGCCGTCGATGAACATGATGCATGCTATCGAGTGCGCACGAAACCAGACCGCAGTATCGGAGCTCTATATTCGCGCGTTCGCCGTTCCCAGCGACGCTGATATCAGGCTCTACGATATGGGCCGATTCTCGATTGCGACGATCGGATGCCAGGGCACGAGCGTGAACCTCGGGGAGCTCTGGGTCTCATACGATATCGACGCATTTAAGGCGATTGAGCAGGTCCCCTACTACATCGCACCGTATGCGAGCTGGGTGATGACAACGGGCAATACCGCCACGGCGCCCTTTGGGACGACCCGGTCATCGTCAGCATTTGGTACCAACGCAGCGGACCAAATCGGGCTTACATTCGTAAGTGAGAACAAGGTAGCGTGGCCATCTGATGCTCAGACAGGGAGCACGTACATGGTCTCTTTGGTCTACGTGGGAGCGGCCGCAGCCGCGTTCACTAAGCCAACAATCACGAGCGGCAACGGGTTGTACATCAGCACGAACCCTCAGCTCGTAGTGCCTAATAACGGCATGACCACGCAGTACTGGACGTTTAATACGATGGTCCAATACAAGGGCGGAGGGACGCCAGCGAACCCTCCTTACTTGAACGTAGCGGACTACACATGGGCGCCGGCCGGAGGCATCCTAGAGGCCGACCTGTTAGTATCCGCCGTATCCGGTAACTTTCCCGGAGATTACACCGCAACGACCGCCTAAGCGGGTTGCAGGGCAATTAATAGTTTTTTTGGCCCGACATTGTCGCGGCCAGCATATAGCAGAGCAAATGCCCCCAAGAGCGAAAAAAGCGAACAGTACTGACGCTGCTTCTGGCCCAGCCAATGACGGAGTGGAGGCCGTAATTGACGAAGGCAAGAAGAAGCGCAACTACATGTTCACCCTCAACAACTACACGCCGCAGGACATAATCGACGTCCTGGCTTGGAAGGGCGCGAAGTACATTGTATTCGGAGAGGAGCAGGGCGATGTCAAGCAGACGCCGCACCTCCAAGGATACGTAGAGTGGGCCGAGGGCAAAGCCATCGTACCTACCTTACAGAAGCTGACAAAGACCCCCGAGCATCCAAACGGCAGAGCGCATTGGGAGGCACGGAAGGCCCCTACGGGTCAGCAGGCTGCAGAGTACTGCAAGAAAGGCGACCAGACGAAAGCGGAATGGAACGACCTTGGAACGGCCGGCCCATCCTACGGCTTACGCGCCAAGGTGCACGAGCGTGGGACCATAAGCGCGCAGGGAACGCGCACGGACCTGAACACCTGCGCGGAGATGATCCGCGACGGAGCGAGCCTACGTGACGTAGCCGAGGCCGCACCTAGCACATTCGTGAAGTTCCACAAGGGCTTTACCGCGCTAAAGTCCGCTCTCATGGAACACCGCACAGAAAAGCCATCGATAGAGTGGCGTTGGGGTCTGGCGGGGGTCGGAAAGACCCGAGGAGCTGTCGAGAAACACCCCGACCACTACATCAAAGATGGCACACAGTGGTGGGACGGGTACGAACAGCAAGAGGCCATCATCATAGATGATTTCGACGGCAAATGGCCCTTTCGGGACCTACTGCGTCTCCTGGACCGGAACCGTTACCAGGGCCAATATAAGGGCGGTTATTGGCCAATAAACAGCCCGTATATCTACATCACAGCGGAGCACCCACCGGCCACATTCTGGTCCGGAAACGAGCTCGCGCAAGTGACGAGACGGCTCGACTCGGTTGTACAAGTCGGGGCCGTATCAGCGAGCAACATAGTGTGCACTGATATGTAGAGAGCAATGACCTGTTGCGAGGTCCCCGCTTCGCGTGGACCTCCCACGTGCCGGTGCTTCGCACCGGGAGGTCAAGAATGATGTAGAGTGTCTGCGGTTCTATCCTTCGGAGATAACCGCGCTGCGCCTACAATCTCTCATTCTGCGTCTTCTACAGCTATCTGCAAAACTCCACAGAAGTTCGGTGGACACCTTTTTTTGATAGCAACGATCGAAAGGATGTTTAGAGGCTTGTAGACATATGCGGTTCTATCCTGCGGAGATAACCGCGCTGCGCCTACAGCTCTAAAACACATTTAGATCTCTCCTGTGACGAATCCAAGATCGCCACAGAAGTGGGCAGGTAATAATGCACTGCCCACTCTCCGTAAACGAAGCCACACGACCCAAGACACCTAAAAGAAGGATATATTAGGGGGGAAGTGTGCGCATGACGACCGGGCCCTACGCTTCGCTCCGGGTACCCTCAGGTGCGCAACCCTTCGCCTATTCCTGCGCATGCTGCAGCAGACGCGTCGGGCCGTAACCTCGCTTCGCTTCGGTCTACGCCCGCCGGTCCTGCTTCGCATGACTGCAGGGGCTCGGGCGCGCGCCTTCGGCCCGCCCGCCCTGCTTGGAAGGGGCATATATGTTTATGTTTCTGCCTTCGGCTCCATTGTCCAATTGGCCGGTCCGGTGGCCGACCTGCTGGGCCAACCCCTTTTTTACGACTTTCAGATCATTTGGCCGGTTCCAAAGAAGATCGGAAGCAGGCCATTATTTATTTGATTACGCGCAATAACCTCCGGAACAGGCCGGCCAGTGGGGCCTTCCGGAGAGTTCTGGCCACGATCAATTAATTAATTAATTATTTATTCACGAGCGGAACTATCGGCGCACCGTATAGCAACCCGCATCGTTCAAAGATGCCACAAGCTAGAGCTAAGCCAAGACGTCGCGTTGAACGGGACGCAAGGACACGGAGGCCGGCCGCAAAGCCTAGACCGGCCATCCGAGCACCAAAACAAAGATCTCAAGCCGGAGGGGCATTTCGAGCTGGTGGATCAACACTAGGAACCGTCCTGGGTTCAGCCATCGGAGGGCCTGCAGGAGGTGCCATAGGAAGTGTACTTGGAAGGGGAGCCGGAGCAGTCTTAAGCAAGATTTTCGGGCATGGTGACTACGACATTTCCAATGCCGGCCACATCCGCTCAAACGCG